CTGTCCAGTGGGTCGGTATTTTTAAGTTTCAACCGTCTGCCTCTGCATCTGACGGGTCAACCACGCCCATGACCCTTGCGTAGTCAGAACGAGCATAGTCCCTGTCAGGTATGCCAAACGCCCTGTATATGCCGTGTCGTTCTAATTGGGTCTTGGTAGCGTGGTGCGTAGCACATAGGCTCTGAAAGCGGTTAATGTAGAACGCTTGCTCACTTATGTGTGTCCACGGGAATAGGTGGTCAACTACATTCGCAGGGGTTATGCGACCTTCTGCTTGACAACCCGCACACAATGGGTACTTACTGAGTTGCCTCTGCCTTAGGGCTTCCCATTGCTTAGTGTTGTACTTCTTATTGTATTTAGCCCTATTAGCGTTGTACTTAGGGTTATATATCTGTTCATCCTTACCGCCATGTTGTATGCACGATGAGGTAAATTTACTGCGAGGATTCTTGCACCCTAATTCCCCACATAGGGCATACGTGGGTATGGTAGGCATTAGTCATTAAGCATACAGTTGCGGCATATAGTGTGCTTCTGCCACTCATCGCTACTATGTATAAGGCGTAAGTGTTGCATCTTTGGTGATTTCCATGCCTGTGCCAGTGTCATAGTATCTATATGCCCTAATGCCAATTTTTTACCCGCCAACTTACAGCATGGCAATATCTCGCCATCATCATCAATAACCAGTTGCTTAAATGGGAAATCACAGCCCTTTGTAGGCATATCAACATCTGCGATGGTTAGGCCAGTGTTTTTGTCAGGCACTTCGTTCATTTTCTGAAACGCTATCAAATCGGCTTTACCTGTCCAAAACTCGGTAAATTCGGCTTCCTCATGTATGTTGATTTGATTTTTAAGAAAACTTACACGCACAAGTGGGAACTGCTGTCCTAATTCGTTACGTTCTTTAATAAACGCCAGTACGTTAGCAACCACTTTATTAAATTGCCCCGATAACCGTTGTTTGTTGTACGTTTCTGCCGTTACAGCGTCAAGCGATACAAATAACTTGGTTAAACCTGATTGCATCAAAGATTCACGTCTTTTAGGCGTGAGCAGTGTGCCGTTGGTCACCATGTAAATATTGATGATGCCTTGGTCGCGTGTCCATCGGATAATTTCCTCAAGGTCTTTGCGTAACATCGGTTCGTTAATGTAATTAAACTTGACCGCCTTAACGCCAATACTTACAGCCTCCTTCAGTACCTTTTCAAACTTTTTCCTATCCAGTTTGTTATTTGCAATCTTTTCGTAGCCATGTATGCAAAACGGGCAAGCCATATTACAGCCCGCATTTAACTCAACGTCTATCTGTAATGGATGGTCAAGTTCCTCTAGGTTAGAGGCTTGAGCCATCATAGTTCTAAATTCTGTCCATTCTGTTAAATCGACATCCGGTGGGCATGCAGATAATAAATGTTGGTTATAAATCTGATGCATCAGTGTCATGGTGTTTTTCGATTAGATTAAATTTGTAAACGGGCTTTTTAACAGAATTAATGTCAGTACGCACTTTAAATGCGTTTTTCTTAAACACGTTGTAATCCACATGATGATGCGCCCTACCATAGCGATACGCTAAACGAGCCACATCGGGGTGTACTTGCACAATCATTTTGGATTTATTAGCCGTTCCCTCTTTAGCGTAAAACTCCGCAGTGTTACCGCCTTTAAGGGCTTGTGTGACCATTTTTTCTTGCAAGAACTGGTTAAACAATATCGTGCACCAGTTGTCTTTAAGCACATCCAAGGAAAGAATTGTGTCCTCGTTATACCGACCGCGCCAACGGAATTTCAAATCATTACGTATAAAGTTGCACGAATAAATGCGCGTATTGACTATCATAGGATGCTTTTTCTGCCTAGAGGGTGCAAAAAAGGTGTAATTTGGTCCTGACATACCAACATTACTAAATCGTAATGTAAAGTCCTCCATCGCACGCCAGTAATCCGGTGTTTCGCATTTAATTTTTTCGTTTTTATTAAATATGCGGAAACTGCGGATGTTGTCATCCATTACCCAGTGCCAACCAGAATTTATGCTGATTGCGTGGTCCCATGCAAAATTGCGTGCAGGTCCTGCGCCCTTGCTTTTCTCATCCCCAAGGTGGTCGCACGTTTCGTATGTGCGTTTGTAATCCATATCAAGCACAAGTAATTTGCGCTTATCAATTACAGCGGCGTAATCATTGTATTGCTGGTCTTCGACAATAACGTAATAATCCATGCCCATCAAATCCAATGCTTTCATCGTCATACATGATTCATGACGGCCTTTTGATGGGATGTAAATAGGAAACTGCTGTTTAGACATATCGCTTAGATTCGGTTTCTTTTCTGACCTGAATCGGGTGATATATGTACTTTGCGCTGTTGGAAAAATTCTGTTTAATTAAATGCTTAAAGTTATCAACATCTTGTTCATTCTCAAAATGCACAATTAAAGACTTGTAAGGATTGGCATTTTTATTCTCATACTCGATGGCTTCGTTGTATTCTTCAAAGGCATCGGCAGTTTCCGCTATATCAAGCAGACGTGACAAACTAGCCTCATCAAAGCCTAATATGCTTAAATCGTAATCAGCATCGCTTAACGATTGCAACTCTAGGCGCAAAATTTCATCATCCCACTTAGCGTTTTGTGCCAGTTTGTTATCAGCGATGACGTAGGCGGCTTTTTGCTCATCTGTTAGGTGTTGCAGTTCTATCGTTGGCACAGTTTCTAGGCCAAGCACATTAGCCGCCATCACACGACCATGACCCGCAATAATGCCATTTGCACCATCCAGTAACACAGGATTGGTAAAGCCGAATTCGTTAATGCTTGCGACCAATTGGCCTAATTGCGTCTCGTCATGCAAACGTGAATTGTTGGCATAAGGCACTAAATCAGCGGTTTTTTTGTATTTAATGGTTAATTTTGTCATGTATTACCTTTTCTTTTTCCAATACGCGGGTCTGTTGTTCCAGCAATTTGTTTTAACCTTTTCATAGCCATAATGCCGCAGTGCATCATTAAACATACGGCTCATGCGTGTGCCACTGTAAAATTTGCCCTTGTATTCATATTCGTTAAAATGACCAATTGATGGCGAATTAAATGTGCTGGCAATTAAAAAATGTTTGGGATTGCATTTTCTTATAATATCTGTCAAATGCGCAATAGGGTCTATGATATGTTCAAAGTATTCTGACGCAAATACAACATCGGCACTTATGTTGTCATACGTATCGGCCACAGAAAATCCATATTGGCTTGATAAATCAACGCACATCTTGTACTGTGGCGTTCCTGATAAATTCGTGCCAATTACCTGCGCGTTAGGGTAAATGCTTTTCCATGCGGCACATGTGTAGCCAAATCCACAGCCAAGGTCAATAACTGTGCGCACGTTACCCATGTCTTGCACAATGCTTTTACCGGACATTGATTTTGGTGACTGTATCATTTGAAGATATTTGCGGGAATAAGTTACCCAACAAACCCAAATATCGACAAAGTAAAACGGGCTTGCATAAACACTGTAATCAGGTTTGCCTGTCTCAAGTGCTTTGTACCACCTTGCTTCAAGAACCTTCATTTCCCGCAAATCTTCATACGGAATGTTTTGATTTTTAAAAAATTTAATTTGATTTAACGTAACATCATATACACGCGATGTATCCATCTGTATGTATTTTGAAGCATGGTTTAAGTAGTCAATTAAATCTTGTTTGGATTTTTTCTCAAAAACGCTTGTTGTCATGTCTTGTCCTATATTTTTATTTCAGGAATTTCAATTTGTAAACAGTCTGGTTAAGCAAATTAGAGATGTTGTCAATTTCGTTTTGTATTTCACTATCCTGTGGCATTTCAACGCGATAGTCGCGCACGTAATTGCGTAGGCTTATCATATATGCCAATGGTTCTGCATCACCTGTGCGAAACATGGATGGATATGGCTCAATAATGGTTTCGTAAGCACCTTGGATTGATTCCACAAGCCCGTCAACCAAGTCAGGAATGGCATCATAGTACGCGGCAAGGGCAACGTGCTCAGAGTATGTCATTGATTTAAAGTGCATTAGGTGCGTAAGAGTTGCTGAATGCAACATCGTGCTGACAAATGTGCCAATAAGTTGATTGTCCATAAGTGATTCCTCTTTAAAGCCTGATGCGTGGGCGGCTTGCCCAACTTGAATAGCCTTTTGTTTACTGGCAAATGGTCCTTTACCGCCCCAATACCATCCGTCTGATTTTTTGCTGATTGGCATACATTACCCCTGTTTTTGATATTGTCTACGCTTGCAAGATTTGACGCAACCGCAATGTGGCTCAACCTTCCACTCAGGGGTTTCGCCCCATTTACGCAGTGTTTTTGCCAGCATTTCGCGCATTAGTTTACACGGCTCGCTTTGCAATAGGCGTTCACGGCAATTAAAACATTTAAACGAATAACCACCATAGAATTGTTTTTTTTCAGCGTAAGCGCAATCCTTACATGCTTTGGTTGTGTTCATACGATGGTAATTTTGTTTGATAAAAAGTGTAAAGCCAAACCTTTTTACGACCCACGCTTTGTTCGTTAGGTATTTGCTCACGGGTCATATATCGTTGCCGAATGAAGTAGCACAAAGCCATACTGATTTGGCTAGACTTTAGGTCGGGTCGTGCTGTGCGTATATCAGTCAATGTCATTGGTCGTTTGGTTAACTCAAAAACATCGCGTACTTTTGTAGCGGCGTTGGACATAAAAAACCCTCATGTATTAGATGAGGGCTATGATATCAGACTTGTAATATCTGTCAAGAGGTTAGCACAGCGACTGCTCTGTTTTTAACCATATCGCCATTGCCAAACCATGTGTTATTTAAACGAGCATCGTTTGTGCGTGATGGATGATGGTGGTCAAAATACTCGGTAACTGAGTTAAGCAGTGCCCATTTACTGTCACCGACCAACTCGCTACCTTTGGCCTCGCCTTTGAATAGGTCTAGGATTTTGTTGTATGGGCGGCTTTTTTCTACGATAAAGTCAGGCTGATTTAACTGGTCTGCCGTAAACAGTATCCGTTTAATAAAATTATTGGCTTGCTCTATTGTAATACGTTGACGCTCTAAATGCTTGGCCATTTCCATAAATCCATCAAACGATGCAACTGCCGCACCTAATTTAGATTTGATTAGTTCGTGGTCAAATTTGCGTGCATGTGTAAACGATACGCTGTGGGCATTGTTTTGCACTGATAGCGACAAAGTATTATTACAAACCACACGCACACTGGTAAAACGGGCTGTGGTGGCTAGGGATTTGTCTGCCGAGGTGGACAGTAGCAAAAATCCACCAATACCATCGCCATCGCTTACCTCTGCAAATTTACCAGTTTCGGCTAGTGCCCATAGGCGTTTGCCGCCAAACAATGTGCCGGCAGTATGTAAACGAAAGCCTGATTCCTCAACTAAATCACGGAAAAACTCCAGCACTTCTGCGGGTTGCACAATCTGATAGCGGTCTGAAACTATTGATAAAGGTTCAAAATTGTCGCTACGGAACAAAACATTTTGCCGTGTTACTTGAAGCAAGTCACCGTCTGCACCATGCGGTTCATAACGAACTGGTGTTGATTCGATGCTCCAATCCATGCCAGCGGCTTTGCGCCATTGCTCAATAGTAGCGTTTTGGTCAAGTTCCTGACCCAAGCCATGCCAAGGTGTGCCGCCAACAAAAGCCATCTCTGTGTAGCCATCTGCGCGGATAGTAAGTTCGTGTGCCATGATAAATTTCCTTTTGAATGATTAACGATTGATGAAAAAACACTGGTTAGGGTGGCTAACACCCTTGGAATCGATGTAGTTTTCGCCACATCCTGACATATATTCAATTAAGAATAATGCACCACCTAATACAAACGCCAAACTGACGAGGGCTTGTGCAACCCAAACTGCAAGTTGTTTAATGAATTTCATAATGAACCATAGTCCTTTTGGTCTGTTTGTTCGTTGTAGCCCTTGGTATAAGCGGCTAATTCCTCTGAATTTAACTTTGTAATCAATTTAGATTGCAACGTATCGCCTTTGTAATAATGTGGTGCAAAAGCGCGACCATAATATTTATCGGCTGAACCGCGGTCATAAGGACCGCCATGTCTTGTAAATTCTACTTTCATGCTGTGGCTCCTTCGTGGTGCATTTCGTAATAGGCTTGAGCATCCTCGGCTGTTGATGCTTCCCATTCGCGGCAGATAGCAACTTCAAAACCGTTGTTGAAAACGGCTGTCCATGCACCTGAAACTGTGCAATTTAAAACAGGATTGAAGTATTCAGGCTTGAGAAAAACCTCTGTAATTTTGATTTGTTTACGCATGATTTATTCCTTTTTTCACAGTATGGCGATGTTGCCATAGAAGTATTATAGTGGGATTTCGGCGTTTGTCATACTTTGCAACAAATATTTGCAAATATTTTAAAAAAAATAATCTTAAATTGAATACAGGGGTTTTCAGAATCAATAGCACTGTCTATGGTTCGTAACAAAGACCAACAAATTTGGTTTTTTCGTGGTCTTTTGTGGGATTTTGTGGATTGCTCGCGTTAAAACTGGTAATGCCGGTGCGCGATGGGGTTACATGACTTTTTATGGCAAAAAAAAGGGAGACATCTTTAGACATCCCCCTTGTGAGTAATGAGCACCGTGGCAACTGCGCTCAATTACATTCTGCCCTATTTAAAACGGGATGTCATCATCCATTTCAAATGTTTCTACAGGCTTTGATTTAGGCGTGTCAGCGGTGTCGCCTTTACTTGATAGCATTTCCATTTTCTCACCAATGATTTTGGTTGTGTAACGGTCAACACCATCCTTGGAGTACTTTTCTGTTTTCATCTTGCCTTCGATATAGACCTTAGAGCCTTTTTTAAGATACTCCCCTGCTATCTCAGCCAGTTTGCCAAAGAACGCCACGTTGACCCATTCTGTTACTTCCTTGGCCTCGCCTGACTTGTCTTTGTACTTTTCGCTGATAGCAATACTGAAATTGGTTACTGCCTTGCCATCGGGCATAAAACGCATCTCAGGGTCTTTACCTAAGTTACCAATGCCTATAAATTTATTAACTGCCATGATTTATCCTTCGAGTTTGATGATTAATTGATTGACTTCAGACAAGAATTGCAAGGTCTCGACTTCCATCTCTTTAATAAGACTTTCGTCTCGTCCTGTCCTAATAATCAAAAGTTGATTACGTTTTGGCAGTCGTGGGTCATAGGATACAAAGTCGCACCACTGGCGACCCGTAACCCATAGTTGACATTGAATTTGTTTGTAATAGTCCGTAGGGATTTTATTTTCAAACAAATAATTAAGGTGCGTGGTCGTATTTGGACACTTAACTTCGATAAGGCCATCTGTACCTACTAAGCGGTCGGGCGATACACCGAGCCATTGGATTGTTGGGTGCAACCAAAAGCCTGTTTTATCAATAAAGGTCTCCAAAATGGATTCGTAAGCAATACAGGCAAACTGTTCTTGCTCAACGCCCCACTCCATAGCGGCATTGGAATACGATTCACCAGCCGTTTGCGTCAATCGCTCTGCTACCAATCGCACCTTGTATTTGTAACGCCCTACGGCTTCGCTAGACCCTTTGCCTTTGGACATAACGTCTGCCATATTACTGGCAGTCACGTGACCAAGGCGGGCTGTTTTCCACTCGTCTGAACCTTGCTCGATGTTTATGTAAGGTTGATTATTCATTTGCACCGCCATCAATTAATTCTAATTTCCGAGCATCTTTAGCGGCTTCCAACTGCTTTAATGTTTCCTGATTGCCGCGTGCAGATTTAACTGTGGCAAAATAAATCTCACGTAATTGCTCAAGCGTAGGCGATGCCATGATTGCCGTAATCATTACATCAACATCAATAGCCTCGTCCTCGGGCACATCAACAGACGGAACATCCTCTCCCGCATACACATATAACCCAATTCCAAAAGTAGCAATACACTTGGCTAAACAGCGCATCATTGCGTCTGAAATTTTGCGCGAATCGGGATTTTTGATTGCGTTGTTTTTGTTGTCCATCACAGGCAAGTGCATGTACATGGATTTGCCCATCGCTTCTACTGTGCAAGAAACCATGACTGTTTCGCCAAAATAACTTGGCTCATGAAAACCCCAGTGCGCTGTCGGGTCTTCTTGCAGTAAATAGTCAACTGCCCAAGCCCATGATAGGTATGACAGATTGCCTTTTTTCTCAATGTGCTGATTAACATTGATTGTGCGTAACTCATTGAATGTTTTAGTCATCATGATTCCTTAA